AGTTGCATTTGACTTAAAATTATTTGGTAATGCTGCATTCCAAGTTTATTGGGATGACACACATACTAAAATCAAAAAGATGTACCATGTGCCTGTTCAATTATTAAGAGCAGAGAAGTTAGGTTCATCACCAATGATTGAAAATTATTATTATTGTACTGATTGGAACGACCAAAGAAAGGTAAGAGATAAAAAGAAAATACCTGCATTTGAAACTTCTAATGAGAAGATGGAAATACTTTACATCAAACATTATTGTCCAGGTTTGTATTACTACTCTTTACCTGATTGGGTATCTGCTTTACAATTAGCAATGGCAGAAGGTGAGATATCAAATTTACACTTTAACAATATCGTTAATGGTTTCTTACCAGCGGTAATGTTAAACTTTAATAACGGAGTTCCTGCACCTGAAGAAAGACAAACTATCGAAGATTTAGTTCAAGCTAAATTCACAGGTACGGATAACGCAGGTAGATTTATGTTATCATTTAACGATGACCCTTTAACTAAACCTACAATTGACGTAATTGATATCACAAACTTACATGAGAAGTATGACTATGTTGCAGAATACACACAGGATAGAATTCTTGTAGCACATAGAGTAACCAGTCCTTTATTGTTTGGTATCAGAACAAAGAACAATGGTTTCTCTTCACAATCAGAAGAAATGAAAACTGCATTTAGTATCTTACAAACGATGACTATTGCACCTTTCCAAAACATTATCTTAAATTCATTAGATTATGCATTAACTTGTTCTGGATATACAAACGCTGAATTATACTTTGAACAATTAACTCCATTGGTAATCTTATCAGAAACAGCAGAAGAAACAGGTCAAACTGTTGAGCAAGTTGAAAAAGATGTAAACGATTCAATGGAAAATCCTGCTACAACAGAAGATAGTGAAGACCAAACTGCATTAGAACCAATACCAGGCAAAGATGAAACATTAGAGAAGTTTACAATGCCAACACACTTTTCAAAAGAATACGAAATATATAAAAAATAATTATGTCATACGCATTATTCATAAATAGAAACGATATCATAAAGAACTCTCCGTTGCAAGGTGCAATTGATGCAGATGCTTTATTGCCGTTTGTAAGAACTGCACAAGATAAGTACTTAAAAAATTTATTAGGAACTGTCCTATTCGATTACTTACAGGCACAAATCACTGCAAACACATTTAGTTCTTTAAGTTCTTATTATCAAGACTTAATGGATGACCATATTAAATATACTTTATTGTGGTATGCATGTGTAGAATATATTCCATTCAGTTCAGTTCAATTTAAATCTAATGGAGCAGTTAAACAACAAAGTGAGCAAGGTATAGCACCTGCTAAATCTGAAATTGATTATCTTTTAAATAAAGCATTGAATAATGCAGATTACTACGCATTGAGATTACAGAATTACTTAATTGCATATTCTAATAATATACCTCAATACTTAGAAACTGTTGGTAATCAAACTCAAATCTATCCTGACCAAAGTAATCAATACTTCGGTGGAATACAATTATAAAAAATATGAGTCAACAAATCGTTCATAATACAGGTGTAAACTATACTCTTTATTACAATGCTTTGAATTATTTCAAAACAATAATGAGTAATCATCCATCTATCGCTGCAGTAACACAAGGTGATATTACAAAGATAGATGTAAATCAGTTTCCTGCGTATCCATTAGGAAATATCCTAATAACTGAAAGTAATTTTGGTAGTAACATAACCAACTATACAATTCAGTTAACGGTTGCTGATAAAATTAAAAATAAGAATAACGAAAGTGGTGATAGAACTAATGCACAGACCGTTCCGTTTTATGGAGTAGATGATGTAGTAGACATTCACGCAAATACATTGGGTATCTTAAATGACTTAACTTCGTATACGCAAAGAGGAGTTGCGGGATTTGAGATAAACGGAGACATAAATTGTACATCATTCTCTGACCAATTTAATAATGGATTGGCCGGATGGGTTGCAACCTTTGAGTTAACTACCCACAATGATAAAAATCGTTGTCTTTTTTTTTTAATTAATCCGTCGGGGAGTGGGTATATAATTGAAAATTGTGTAACGGAAGAAAAGTATAAGGCTGTAATACAACAAGAGGTAGAATTAGGACAAGTGTTTTCAACAAAGACATTTCCAGTATGGACACCATCATTACAAAATTATACAGGATTAAGTTGTTTCACAGTTGTAGATACATTTGAAGGAGAAGATGATTATAACTATGTTAATTTGCAAGTGTTAGATTTACCATACGCAGATTACCAAACATGTGATAATTGTATTTTGTGGATTAATCCAAAAGTATGGTCAACTACACCGGAGAAATGGGGAGAAGGGACAGATGTTGCATTTAGACAATGGCAATTTGAATAAAATAAAATAAAAAATAAAATGGGTAGTTTAAGTAATTTATATGTTTCACAATCTTTTCAATCTCTATTACATTTAGGGACTGATACTTCATTTTTTCCAGTAGGTGCAACTGCTCCACAAGGATACATTGGTGTTCAAGATGGTTTGGGATATAATGCAGGATTTGCAATATCATCATCAGGAGATATGTATTTCTCTAAATCTGTAATAGTAAATGAAGATTTAAGCATTAATGGTGATTTAGATGTTGACGGAAACTTTATTGTTTCAGGTACATTCGATATAGAAGGTAAGGTAACAGTAAATGATAATGTAAGAGTAAATGGAAATTTAGAAGTAAGTGGAGCAACAACTTTAACAGGCAGTTTAGTAGTATCAAATAATATTACTGCATCAAACGCATTTATCACAAATGATTTGAATGTAGGTGGTACTTTGTTTGCAAGTAAGGTTGTAACACTAATAGAATCATCATCTATCATATTCTCATCTGGGTCTAATATTTTGGGAGATAGTATTTTAGATACACAAACACTCAACGGAACAATTATAATGTCAGGAAGCAGTTCTTTGACGGGTTCTATGGGTATTACAGGTAACTTAAATGTATTAGGTAACATTTCATCATCAACAATTAGTGGAATTGGTAATGTAACTACATTCTCACAATCAGTAGATAGTAGATTAGATTATTTAGAAGGGCCTTTTAGTACATCAGTTGATTTTAGATTAGATGAATTGGAAAACTGGTCATCATCTTTACAAACTACTTTTGTAACAGAAGTTGAGTTAACTCAAACTGCATCTTTATTACAAAATAATATTAATACAAAACTAAACACTTCTTCGTTTAATGCATATACACAATCTTATAGCCAAAGTGTTGCAGTAACAACGAATGGTTTAAATGATAGAATAAATACACTTACATCATTTACAGGAAGTTATGCAACAACTGGAAGTAACACATTCAATGGTAACCAAACTATAAACGGAACTTTATTAGTAAGTTCTTCAATGGTTTATTCAGGAAGTGTAAGAGGTCAAGTATTTCCAATAACAATTAGTTCTAATACTGCAAGTATAGATTGTAGTAAAGGTAATTTCTTTACATTATCATTACCATCAGGTACTACGAGATTAGAAGCAACAAATGTATTACCAGGTGAAACTCTTTCATTAAGAATATTTAATGAGACAACGGCATCGGTAGTTACTACTGGCACATCGGTTAAATTCCCAACAGGATTTACTTATGTACCTACTGCTATTTCTAGTTCTACTGATATCATAACATTTTTATCATTTGATAATTCATCAATCTTTGCAGTAGCTGCAAACTATTTCGCATAATATGTATATACCATTAACTTTTGAAGGAGCATTACAAAAATGTCTATTTGCATCAGGTGGATTGGAAGGATTTTTTATATCTGGAAGTCAACAATGGAAATACCATATGTTTACTGGCGCTGCTGATTTAGTAGTTCAAAAAGGAACTATTGATAATGTACAAATTTATGTTATTGGTGGTGGCGGTGGTGGTGCTAGAGGAGTTGCAAACACTAACCCAGCCGGTGGCGGTGGTGGTGGTGGCACAAACTTTACAATGAATGCAAGATTGTTTCAAGGAACATATAACATTGTAGTTGGAGAAGGTGGCGCGGTACAAGGTATACAAAATACAGATGGTTTTTCAGGCTCACAATCTTCTATAATAGGTACAGATTTAAATTTAGTTGCAAGAGGTGGTGGAGGTGGTACATGGGGTGCATCTGGTAGAGGAGGAGTATCTGGAAATGGATTTAATGGTGGTACATCAAATACTGAAAATGGTGGAGGTGGAGGTGGTTCAACTGCGGTTGGAGATAACGCAACTTCTACAAAAGCAGGTAATGGCGGAGCTGGTAACACTTTTTATATTGCAGAATATGCATTTGGATATGGTTGTGGCGGTGGTGGTTATGCAAGGTCTACGGCCGATGAACAAGGATTTAGTTGTAATAATGTAGTATATGGTGCGGGTGGTGAAGGTAATAACAATTCAAATGCCGGTGCTAATAGATTTGGTATGGGTGGTGGAGGCAATGGTAATAGCGGTTCAGCGGGAGGTAGTGGTAGTGTAATGATTCAATATCCAATATATGATTATTGTTCAAACTATTTTAATGAAACGGGAAGTTGTGGTTGTAGACAAGTAACATTTGATATTAGTGACCCATTAAATTATCTTCCAGATTTATTTGGAAATTATTTGTATACACCATGTGGAACTAATGAATTGGTATCAGGAAGTATATTAGCATATCAACCTGTAACAGTATGTGCAGCTAGTAGTTCTTTTTATTGGGTTAATAGCAATAGTAGTTATGGTAATTCAATTGGTACACTTGTTGAATCAGGTCCTCAATGTATAAGTGCAAGTTATGGTGTAGAAACATGCGTAACTCAATCTTTACCTCCAACATGTAGTGGTTCTTATGTATTTTATAAAGGTGGAACTTCTTCAACATTTTATTATATTCCTACTAATAGTTCATCACTTTCATATAGTCCGATTGCAAATAATAACGTAAGTTTTAAATGTGTATCTTCAGGAAGTTTTAGTGGTATAGGAGGTTATCCATATGGAATTTCAGGTGCAGGTGCACAAATATCAACTTCATCAATTACTTTTTGTACAAATTATCTATTTACCCCAGGAAGTGGTACACAAACTGCAACTTATTATGAATGTTCAACTGATACTTTGGTTTCAATTGCAATTTCAACACCTACAAGATTTTGTACAAGAAATGGTAGACCAAGAACATTATCAGGTGGTGGTTCAACAATTGTTGCAGGAGGTGGGTGTGTTACAGGAGGTAGTGGTAGTTGTGGATGTCCTTAAAATTAAATTATGCCATCATTACAAGACATAGCAAAGCAGATTAGTTCTCTTGCACAACTAAATCTACAAAGACAACCTACCCGTGCAATCGATACAGGTAACTTACTTCGTAAAGTTAAAGCTGCGAATACTCCTGCCAAAATGGTAAAGGAGATAAAGACAAAGGATAACTATTCTTTTGAAATTGAATTAGACTATGCACCAAACGGAGCTGAGTATGGTGAATATGTAAATAATGGTACATACAAAATGGATGCAAGACCATTCGCAGATAATGCATTAAATGACCCGACCGTTCAATCAATGTTAAATCAGTATTATGAGGATGTGGTTGACAAACTTGTAGTAGGAAATATAGCAGCAGAGTTAGACAAATTCGAAGCAGAGTACTAGTATCACATACTTTTATTGAAAAGGTGGTTTTTATATAAACTATATACATAATGGCTTTATCATTATTACAGACTCCTGCAAGTTGTTCATTTGCACAATCACCAATTATATTTTCATTAAGTGAAAGCAATACTGCTACACTAACATCATCTTCATTTCAATATGTAGGTGAATTATATTATTGGCAAGGTGCACCAAATGCATCTTCTTCGGTAGCAGATTATACAATTGCAAAATTTCCAAATACAGTAGGTGTTGGTTTATTTGATTTGAATAGAATAATCAATTCAACACTTACAGATTATGCACAACAAAATACTTCAAATGTAATGTATTTTGCAGTAGATTTTTATTTTCAATATAATTCAGGTAGTACATTTATAACAGGCTCTCACTTAAAATCAGAGACATATAAAGCAGTAGATGGATACGGAATATTTCCTGAAACTATTGGACAACAAATGCAAACTACAACTCCTTACTGGCCATTGTTAACCGATGGGCCGGCAACACAATCTGCATTTTTAGATAATAGAGGTGTGAGTGGAGTTTATGGTGGAAATATTGGTGCAACTACACCTACAAAAATAGTTTATACAGGTAATACAGGTACCGCAGATTATACACTAACTGCAAATGTTAGTTCTTCTGGACAAATCCAACAATATCCAATAGGGCCATCTCAAAGTGGTTTTCCTCTTTCAACAACAGGCTTAACTTATTTCACAGTTCAACCATTCAATGGTGCAGCTGCATTAGGAACACCAATAAGATATAATATTGATTGTGAACAAAAATATCCAAACGTAAGAATCAAATGGAAAAATCGTTTTGGACAATTTGATTGGTTAAACTTCTATATGGTAAGTAGACAATCATTTACAACAGAAAGAAAAACTTATCAACCACAATTGGGTACATGGGAAAGTTCTACATTATCTTATCAAAACTACGATACTGCGAATTCTGCATACATTGTAGATAGTAAACAAGGTTTATCAGTAAATACATTTTGGTTACCTGAAAGTTATAATGAGATTCTAAAACAATTATTAGTAAGTGATGAAATCTATTGGATTTATAATGAAGCAACAGGTGCATTAAGACCTATGACTATTGTATCTCAAAATATTCAATTTAAAACAGGAGTAGTCGATAAATTAATTCAATATCAATTTGAGTTCCAATACGGACAACCTTATAAATTAATTATGTAATGGGTATAATCAGTACACAAGCGTTTACTTTTAGATTAATAGCAAACGAAACACAATTAGACATATTTGATGATGAGGATATAAAAATATCCAATAATGTAACAGGCCTCTTTGATATAGGAGTTTTACCTGCTACATTTACTCGTCAGATATCTTTACCTGGAACAAAAGTTAATAATGCATTCTTTGAACATGTTTATGATATCAGTATTGAAAATCCATTTCTATTTGCAACAAATATAAAAGTACCTGCATATGTTGATTTTGATTCCATATATCTTATTGATGGTTACATACAACTTAACAAAGTAAATGTAATTGCAAATAAGTTTATTGAGAGTTATGAGATTACCTTATATGGTACTTTATCGTCTTTTGCAAGAGATACGAATAGATTATATCTAACAGATTTAACTTCTTTACAAGAATATAACCATACTGCATCATTAGATAACATTTCAGCAAGTTGGAGTGGTAATCTTTTCAATGGTGATATAGTTTATCCACTTGCAGATTATGGTAGTGGATATGCATTTACACAAGGTTCAGATAATCTATTTGGTATGGATGACCAGGATGGTGCATTGACAGTTCAAAACTTCAAACCTGCAATTAGAGTTAAACCTGTTTTAGATGCAATATTTGCAGAAGCTGGATTTACATATACATCTTCATTTATGAATCAACCATTTATAAATGATATGTATTTATTTTGTAATAACTCATTAAAATATCCTGAGTTTAGTGGTGTTGATTTAGAAACATATGGTAAAATAAAAGTAGGTGCAATATCAGGTAGTGGTATGACAGACATAACACTTGCATCTGGTAGTTGGACAACTTTACCTTGGTATAATGAATTATCTGACCCACAAAACTTTTATAACAATGGTGCATATAAAGTTGAGCAAACGACTAATTTAAAAGGTGCATTAAATATAAATATAAATGTAAGTTGCTCGGTAAATAATATGCCAGGTACACTTTCTGCAAATGGAACATGGCAAATAAGAATGCTAGAAACAGGTAGTTCAACTCCTTATTCTACACAAGCTGTATCATCTTATATTAATTTCTTTGACCAACTACAACAAAGTAGAGGTGCAACCGGTATCAATACAACATATGAATTAGGAAGTCAGTTCAAATTCAATAGTATACCCGCAGGTAATTATTATTTTCAAATAAGACAATCACCAAACAATCCACCACCAACCGCACAACCTCTTGTGACACTAGACCCAAGAGGTACAACTAAATCTTTTATAGAAATTAGAGAAGTAAATCAGGCAGCTGATGGTAGAGTAATGGACATACCTTCTAACATGCCATATGGTACAACAGGTATTAAACAGATTGATTTTATATTAGGATTGCAAAAGAAGTTTAACTTAGTAATTTATCCTAATAATACTAAACCTAATGAATTTATAATTGAAACATTTAACGATTGGTATAAAAAAGGTGAAGTAAAAGATTTCAATCAGTATATCAATTTAGATGATAAGATAGAAGTAATTCCTGCAAATAACTTAGCAGTAAATAAACTAAACTTTGGTGATACATTAGACGGAGATTATATCTCTCAACAATTCAGTAAAGCTGCAAATAGAGAATATGGTAAACAATATTATATAGATACAACTAACTTCTATTCACAAGGTACATTTGAAGTTAAAACTACATTTGCATCTGACCCATTGATTAGAATACCAGGTACTGGTTTATCTGGTAGTGTTTCTAATATAAACCCAACACCTACTACATTCTTAGCAGGTAATGTCAAATTAACTTCAAATCCTAATCCAATTTATGCATGTAGTTCACCAATTGCAACCAATGTGTATACACTAGATGGTGAATTTACACCAGGTCAGATTTTATTTTATGACCAATATGCAATATCACGTGTAACCGGATTTAAATGGTTTAGTCCAGGACCTGGAACCAAAATAGTTGAAGTTAATCCAGTAACGGCAATAATAGGAAGTGATAGTATATTCTCCTGCTAAAATAAAATAATATGAGTCAAATAATTCCAATATACATACCCACATTTATTAGTGACCAAAACTATAATCCTGCAAGAGTTTTACCACATGTCTATTTTTACAATGGACTAATTGATTGTGAAACTTACTGGATTGAAAGTGGTTCTGCAACTTTTGGTGGTGTAACTTATCAACAAAATGCATTTCCTTATTTCGACAATTATAATGTAGTAACAGGTAGTTTTCCAACGATAGATAGTGATAGTTTACTTTTTAATAATGAAGGAGCATCATATGGTGAAGTACCAATAGGTAGTCTTTATACAGACTATTGGGAAACATATATATCTTTACTTTATAATCCTACTACAAGATTATTAAACTGTTCTGCAATCATTCCATTGAAAGATTATTTCACTATGGAATTGAACGATATTGTGAATTTTAGAGGTAACTATTATCATCTACGTGCAATCAATGATTATTCATTAAAAGATGGTTCATGTAATTTACAATTGTTAGGCCCTATTATTAGTGATACATTTAGTAGTGTATTTCCAGAGCCTGAACCATTACCAACAGCTAGTGGTGATTTTGCAACTGCGTCAATTAATTTAAATGAATTAAATTCAGGTAGTATATTCATAGATGCGAATATAATTGTATCTGGAAGTCCTTATTATTTTAGTGGTAACTTTACACAATATGTGACAGGTGGAGTAGTTGCCGATGTAGTTATGGAAGGTAAAGATGGTGGTTCAACTGTATGGGGTGGATATACAACAGCATCTGCAACATTAGCAATTTTAGATAATGGAACACCTGTAACAAGTTCGACACAATATATTTATTCTGGTAGTGGTGATACGATAATAACATTCTCAACAACATTCCCAACAGGTCACATAATTACAATATCAGGTAGTACTGCGGTAGTAGGTGACCCAACTCCACCACCAACTGCAAGTTTAACATTTACAGTAGATAATCCTGGAACATTCCCTTATCCGGTAACTGCGGGTAATGGTAGTGCAAGTGGAACATTAATAAACAATACTGGTAATACGATATATGTTTATAGTTGGTTTAATAGTGGTGGAAATACATCAGGAAATACAGCAAGTGATGGTGCATCATTCTCAGGTGGTAGTCCATTAGATATACCATTTACAACTATTTCAGGTAGTGGACAAACAGTTTATTCGACTACATATGAAACTATTATAAGTG